TGATCCTCAACGGTCAGGATCGGTTCAAGGAGCAGTCCGGTAAGTACTTCAACCAGGTGCAGCCCTTCTACCACCACAGCGGTAACCCGTACCCGGGTATCTACTCGTACTCCTTCGCGCTCAAGCCCGAGGAGCACCAGCCCACCGGTACCTGCAACTTCTCGCGCATCGACAACGCGCAGGTCGCCGTGGCTCAGAAGGCCAACACTGCCCGCACCACCAACATGCACATGTTCGCCGTGAACTACAACGTGCTCCGCATCCAGAGCGGTATGGGTGGTCTCGCCTTCAGCAACTAAGTTAACTAATTAATATACTCATTTGACGAGAACTAAAAATTCTCGCATAATGATTATAACGCTTCAACTTTGTTGAATATGCACGTGTCGCGAATTACTACATAAACGAAATAACCGTAGAATGCTAAAAAACCGGTAATTAATGTCACGGCGATGACTATCTCCATCTAATAGTATTAAAGATTTAACTCGCTAGCCAATCAGACATGAGTTTCGACCATATCACCGATGACTATTCGCGCACCCTATTGTTGGACGTATATCAGGCGATGTTCAAGTCAAATTCATGGGATGCCTTAATTGCACATGGTGATGAGACTGGGTTTCAGTACACAGATGTTGCTAAACCTTTGCTTAATCATATGAAACTCTTGGACCTACATTCAGGAAGTTCCATGGCGTGGGTGATGTCCCACATGAAAAAGATCTCAAAAATGGGTTATGTGGGATATGTTAAAGATTTCATGAGACTACAAACTTAGTAATGAATGATGAGTTCAAGCGCTTATGGGCAATACTCGTATGCCAAATATGGGCAAAATATCACCTTGGACGAACCAGACCACAACAGACCTGGTCTCGTCCAACGGAGGAAGAACTTAACCCCGGATATCTATTCGGACACTACCTCATGGTCGAACCAGATGAATTTAGATCGTGGCTTGACTATCAGCGTTGGGGTGAGAATAAGGAACTTACTGACTACCAGTGTTCTTTTTTTGAATACATTAAGGAAATGGTTGACGAGATCTACCCAGATGCCGATCGAACCGACTTGGGAATGGCTCTCATTTATGGAGAGGGGACTCGCGACGACGTAGCGACGATTTTGAACTTGATGCCTTCCTCCTTTCTTTCCGAGCCCTCTGGTTCGCAGCCATCCGTGCACGAAGCGCTCGAATCTGGAGATTGATGAGATCACGTTCGCGTTTAAGTCGCTCTTCTTCCTGAATCATCTCCCAAAACGCCTTGGCAGTAATAGTATCCATCTTATATTAAACAATAATTTATTTGTCTAGATTAGAAATGGACTTTGAAGAATTCCACATAAGAGACGTGATGAAACTCTTGCGTGAAATAATTCTCCCGCGACTTTGTGACCTTGAACAGGAAGTTCAACTTTTGCGCAAGACCACCTGGCCGATATGTCAAGCCATGCGCGAACACTACTGTTTTAAAATTGATGAAAATGCAAACATTTCACGCCAGCTCAAGGCGCTGGTGGATCCAGAGGAGTATCGTAGAATTGTTCACATGAAGGAAGAATTCAAACATAGGTACTGCGATAAATTTCGCAACTCATTGTAAGGATGCCATCCTTCGGGGACATTGTGTGTGTTTTGGATCTCGCTTGCCGAAAAAGTATAGGCACATCGATGCCAGACCAGTTGTTATCTAAAATTGTTCGAACAGCGCGGCAGCGACCAAGGCGCTACGTCCCACCCAAAGAAATACCAATAGAAGCCCCACTAAAAAAGAGACACACAAAGGCAATAGTGAAAAGGAGAGATAAGGGACCGATCAGAAAATGGAAATTGAAGGGTGAAAGGAGACGCAAGGGAAGATTTTAATAGATGATAATAGAAAGATGAGTGCGCTTATTGTTCCAGCGGCACTTATATTTGCTCTAAATGTAATAACAACACAACCATCTGCGCAGACGAATGACCCAACTATGAAAGCACTTAAGTTGGGAAAGATTCAAGCTAAACGCAAACGGAAGCCAAATGTTATTAAATTTACACCAAAAACTCCTACTCGTCCTTCTTCACGGCCTCAGTCTCTTCTTCGGTAGTAGTGACCTTGAGAGGGGTCATCAGAACATCGTCAAAGTTTTCGTTGCGATCCTTGGCATCGGCAAGTTTGGCATCAATAAGCGAACGATACTCCTTGGCATCCAGTTTGGATACCATGGGAGCAAGGAAATGGAAAAGAACGGCAAACACTGCAGTGTGGACCAGAAGTCCGGCGGGGGTCGGTGCCCCGTTCATGGCGATCTTGAAGAAACGCCCGAGCAAACTCTCGACCAGTTTGTAGGTGGCGGGGTTAGACACCACATAGAACAGGACGGCAGCAAGCAGAACTCGCGTAATCATAATCATTTGTAATTACTTACTATTAAAATTTACTTGTAGTACATCTTCTCGCGGCGACGGCGCATCATGAAGCCCTCGCGACCCATGACCTCGGCGGCAATCGCCTGCTCGGCCTTGACGACATCCACGGCGACATCCTCGGCGACATCGAGCAGACCCTCACCAGCCTTCTCGGCCTCCTCGGCGACCACGACCACGGCGGGGCGCTTGAGCATCATGAGACCATAGGAAAGGAGACCGAAGACCACGGCGTGCAGAAGCAGACCTGCGGCCGAAGGGCACCCAGTGGTGGCGTTGGCAACCTTGAAGAGACCACCGAAGATCATCTGGACAAGACGGTAGGTGGCGGGATTTGCCACGATAAGGAACAGGAGGGCGGCCTGGAGAGAAGCCATCACCTTGGGGTCACGGAGAATCATATCAATCATCTGCATCATTATAATCTTACAGTAGAAGTTTTTTCAGCGCATCAGAGAACCCCTCCATATTATCATCGCGAAGCTGTTTCATCAAGTTATCCACGATGAGACGACACTCCGTGGCCAGCTTATTTCCCATCAGTGCCTGCTCGTCCAACTTATCCTTTAAGTCATTGAACTTCTCAAGAGCGTCCTCCTTGCGATCAGGGACTAAGGCATCCGGAAAGATCCTGGCCACTGGGATTGCAAGAAGTTCCTTGCACCTAGGAGTGAAGTCGGGACGAAGACCCTCCTGGGTACGACGCCAGATGAGAATAGCAGCAATAATAGCAACAACAACAAACATCCACATGGGAACCTTCATCTTTTACTTATTGGTCACAAAATTTTCGTCTGAACAAGCGTCTTAAAGAAATGAAAACAAGGGTAAGTACGAAAAACAATCATGGCTTCTTCTGTTATCAAGTTCTCCGATCTCTCGCTCTCCGACGTGACCTTCTCTGACATTCGCAAGAATGCCAACAACGGCAAGACCATCTACCTCAATGGTCGTGGTGGTTCTAAACTTTATCTCCAGGTTCCCAAGATGAAGGTTCCATTTGGTCTTGGTATTTTTGAGGACGCCAATGGAAAGGTCAGTTACAATCTTCCTATGACTGCTGACGATCCGACATTTGTGGACTTTCTCAAGAAGTTTGATGACTTGGTGGTGACCAAGGTCGTTGAAAATGCTGAGACCTACCTGGGCAAGTCTATGAATGAGACTGTGGTGCGCGAGGCACTCTACACCGCACTCTTCAAGCCTCCGGCTGACGAGAAGTATTCTCCTATTTTCAAGACCAAGGTATTGGCTAACCAGGATGGTACATTCGTTCCTCATGTTTTCACCACAGACCGTCAGCCTTTTGATCTCAACAAGATTGAGAAGGGTCAATATGCAACTGCGATCGTACACATCGCAAGCATCTGGTTTGTAGGAACCAAGTTTGGTGTCACAGTTCGCCTCCAGCAACTGAGGGTCACGCCTTCACAGAAGCTCACTGAGTATGCCTTTATCGATGAGGATGATGATGTCGAAGATGGCGACGATAGCTTCGAGGACTCTGAGTAAAATCACAAACTAAAAAATCAAATAAACTAGTAGAATGGAATACAACTGTGGAAAGTTCCTGAATCAATACATGGAACGCAGTGATATTCAAGCTTCCTACAACCATCAAGGCTCAAAGGCCATGGTTATAGTGGAGACACGATGTGGTTACTGGCTTCCTTTGGTTATAAAGAACGCCCTGGATCGACTTCCTGGATGGAATCTTTATGTTGTCGGACCCAAAAAAGTTATTGAATTTGTAAAAGAACACATTGACGGAACATTTATTCCGATTGTGTTAGATGTTGAACATATGAATATCACTATGTACAATTACCTACTTATGGATGCATCATTCTGGAAAAAGTTTCGTGAAAAACACATCCTGATATTTCAGATGGACTGTCTGCTTCTCAGGGAACCAAATGATGATATGTTAAGATGGGACTATATTGGACCCCTATGTGGAAAACTTTCAGAAAAGGAGTTCATTATGAATGGAGGACTTTCACTTCGTAAAAAGGATGCCATGATCAAAGCATGTGAAACATTCACCGACGAAGAACGAAAACTCCCAGAGGACGTGGCGTTCACCAAGTGCATGAGACGCCAGAAGGATTTCAAACTACCGACCATGAATAACTGTTTCAAGTTTGGTATAGAAACACTAGGTGACATGGACACCGCCGTTGGAATTCACGGCACAGACAAATATTATGGTTCAGGAACAGGCATGTATGAAAAATTATTTACTAATGATAAGTAAAGGATGCCTGCCTGCTTTCCTAACATGCAACCCCTGGTGATTGATCACAATCCCTTTGTTTATGTCAAGCCCGACGAAGCCTACAACCAGTTCGCCGCAAGTCACGTGACTCCTGATACTAAGTTTATGTGCAACACTTACACCAACCGCCCTACTCAGCTCCTCGCCAGGGCGCCAGGAGGAACCGCGGTGCGCTCAAGTGACCCGGTAACCAAGGTGTATCTGTATTCCATCCAGCGTCCGTGAAATCGCTCTTAAAGATTTCAAACTTAATATTAGTAAAATGAAGATCCAGAAGCGCAATGGGTCGTTCGTTGCCATGAAATTCGATAAGATTACTCAACGACTTAAGAATCTCATGACGACCGAGATGAAGAAAGCCATTGATGTGGAACTCATTAGTCAAAAGGTTATCGATAGTTTGTATGACGGGATCCATTCCACTGAAATTGATTCTCTTGTCGCCGAAACAGCTGTAGGAATGTCCACAATTCAAACCGAATATGAAGACTTGGCAGCCAGGGTGGTGGCTAGTAGCATTCGCAAGCAGATTCCTATGACATTTTCGGATGCCATGTGGAAGTTAAGGGAAGCCGAGATCATCAGTGAAGACCTTTGGAACTCTATCGAAACTATCGGACGATCCACTGTCAATGAAGCCATCGTTCACGCCAGGGACATGCAGATCAACTTTTTTGGTTTGAAGACTCTGGAAAAATCCTATCTCCAACGACTTGATGGAAAACTCATGGAGAGTCCTCAGTACCTTTGGATGCGCGTTTCACTGGGTATTCACGGGGATGACTGGGAGAGGGCCAAGGAGACCTATGAGCTGATGTCACAGGGTTTCTTCACTCACGCAACACCCACCTTGTTCAACGCTGGAACTCCCAAGCCTCAAATGAGTTCATGCTTCTTGGTGGCCATGAAGGATGATTCGATTGATGGAATCTACAAGACTGCTCACGAGTGCGCCCAGATTAGCAAGTGGGCAGGTGGTATAGGCATGCACATCCACAATGTCCGTGGTGACGGCTCACATATCAAGGGAACCAATGGAACTTCCAGTGGCATCATCCCGATGCTCAGGGTCTTCAATGCCACTGCCAGGTATGTCAATCAGGCTGGTAGGAGGAAGGGATCAATCGCTGTTTATATTGAACCTTGGCACTCAGATATTGAGTCATTTTTAGACTTGAGACTCAATCAGGGTGACGAAGAGGCGAGGTGCAGGGATCTGTTTTCGGCTCTATGGATTCCAGACTTGTTTATGGAGAGGGTTCAGGATGGTGGCAAGTGGTCTTTGTTTTCACCCGATGACACCAAGGATCTTCCAGAACTCTACGGAGATGCCTTCAAGGAAGCCTATGAACGCTACGAGCAGGAAGGTAAGGCTGTGAAAACCATGGATGCCCACACTCTCTGGCAGAGGATTCTTCGTAGCCAGGTGGAAACCGGAACACCCTACATGCTCTTCAAGGATCCATGCAATGAAAAGAGTAATCAAAAGAATTTGGGAACGATCAAGTGTTCTAACTTGTGCACTGAAATCGTGGAATATACAGACAAGGATGAAACTGCTGTGTGCAACCTGGCTTCCATCGCACTGCCCAAGTTTGTCAATCCAAAAACCAAAAAGTTCAACTACCAGAGTTTGATAGATGTGTCCCGAACGGTCACGCGCAACTTGAACAAGGTCATTGACCGAAACTTCTATCCAACCGAACCCGCGCGAAAGTCCAACATGCGCCATCGACCCATCGGCATCGGAGTACAGGGACTGGCTGATACTTACATTCTCATGGATATGGCGTTTGATTCCGAGGAGGCACGCGCGTTGAATCACAAGATATTTGAGGCAATTTACTACGGTTCAGTAACGGAAAGTATGGAGGAAGCCAAGAAATATGGTGCCTATGAGACATTCGAAGGATCACCTGCATCCAATGGCATCCTCCAGTTTGACATGTGGGAGCCGTCCAAGTATCCACTGAATCAGAACTGGGACGAACTCAAGGAAAATGTTAAGAAACATGGAATGCGAAACAGTTTGCTTCTGGCACCGATGCCCACCGCTTCGACATCACAGATTCTTGGAAATAACGAGTGCATCGAGCCTTATACGAGCAACATGTATCTCCGAAGAACTTTGGCAGGTGAGTTTGTGGTCATAAACAAGCACTTGATCAAGGAGTTGATCTCACTGGGCATCTGGAATAACGACACCAAGAATGCTATCATCCGCGACAACGGTTCCGTGCAAAACCTAGCCATCCCCGATGAACTCAAGGCAAAGTACAAGACGGTGTGGGAAATGTCACAGAAGACGCTAATCGACCAGGCTGCAGACCGTGGGCGCTTCGTGTGTCAGTCTCAGTCTTTGAATCTATTCTTGGAAGATCCAAACACGAGTAGGCTTTCATCCATGCACATGTATGCCTGGAAACAAGGACTAAAGACAGGTATGTACTATCTTAGGACGCGCCCGAAGGCAAGAGCGGTGCAGTTCACCGTGGATCCTGTAGCCAAGGCGGCTTGTACAATAGAAAATAAGGACGAGTGTGTTATGTGTTCTGCTTAGTCATAATGTCTTTGAAATCCTGCGAATTCTTACAATCGTCCAAAAACTTAGAGCGTCCGTCGCCGTTGGGATCCATCAGTGACGCGATCAATAGATATTCAACTGAACCTTCCTTTCTGCGCTTCCACGCATAAAAGAGGGCCATGACAAACAGACCTAGTGCGATTCCAACAAAAATCATTTTGTAGTTCAGCAATTCAATGATACAGAATTTATCACCGTCGTCGCAAGTTTTTATAGCAAGTGTCGCGAAGAAGCTGGTGAACATCACCGTGAAAAAGATTGCCGGAATCAAAAGCATCCATCGGATGAATACGATCTTTCCCACGCCACCCCACGCCATCAACTTGCATGTACTCTTGGTGGATCTAAGCAAAAACATAGAGAAAAGGTCATGAAGGGCTATAACCATAACCATGCTCATCAACAGGAAAGGGACTGCATTGAAATACAACTGACCTTCATACTGAGAATCTGTTCTCCTTAGCCTGGTGGTGAAATAATTAAAGTAATCGGTGGCAATGCTGCGGTATTTGCGAGGCTGATTGTCACTCATCTACTATTTATCGGACAATTTAAATTTGGGTTTGAAATTTTTACACCTTTCTTCCAGGCTGTCCGTCTTGAAGAACAGAAACTTTTCAACTGGAATTCCAAAAAAGGTGAGAAATACGAACACGACCCCTGCCAGTGATGCATATATATAGAATTGTGTCATGTTGCTTGAACCGAAAATGAAGAGTCCAACAAGCAATGAGAAACCCAACGCAAGAAGGCGAATGAACCATTTTGTTCCACGCATCATGTTTTCTCTATCTTCACTAGCGAGGTAGTCCGGACATCCGAATGACTTCACGTAAATGAAAGGAATGAGTTCGAGTAGGAAAACATTAATGGCCAATGATGCGATACTTGCCTGTATCATCTTACTTTATGGCGAGAAAATTGCCAAGGATGGTGTAGGTTGGTGCACCACCAGAACCAGCCACGATGGCATTTATTAAGTATACAAAAATAAGCGAACCTGTGACATAACGGATTATCTTTTGATCTTCTTCACCAAACACATCTCCAAATAAAAATGGGCCCGCCAAATACATACAAGTACCAAAAACAATTATAGTTCCGCTTATCCAAGAAAAATAGGTCATTGCCTTAGTAAATCCGGAAGAACCCTTGGCGAACTCCTTTGAGTCTTGTGTCTTGAAGTATGACCCCCAGAATAATTCAATTGCCAATATGAAAATAAATGTAATCATCACGAATAACACTGTCGGATTCAAAAGGGTCTTTTGAACCTTTTTTATAAAATCACTTGTTTCCTTTGTGAATCCAAGCAACCTTTCTTCTTGAGCCTTAAGCGCACTTGCATCCACACCCACACCTGGGGCTCCTGTGATGTCAATCTGTTGTCTACTCATCTACTATGACCTGATATTAATTTTTATTCAGGGAACGACGACGAGTTCCACTGGAACTCAGAGACCAGACAATGAACCTCTTTTTACTTTCGTGGAATCCCAAAGTTTGTGCAAGTAGGCACATCAACAAACATGTGGGCAAAATGATTTTAGAAATCACTCAGATGATGTATACGGCATGGCACATACTTCATCCGGGTGGTGATTGGATGAACCAATGTCCACTGAACAAGAAGGGTGAACATGGCTACAAACGCATCTCGAACATCAACCACCCCATGGCGATATGGGTGAGGTCGGCGGAAACCAATTACATCTTTGCCGCTCGGTTGGCAATCGAGTTGGGCGAAGAGTTCGAGCGCAGGTACAAGCACCCTCATGCCAGTCTGGAGCATGCCCGGTGGCTTGCTGAGCATATTCCAGAATGTGTTCACAATGTTTCACTAAAGTCTCAGTATGGTGTTCTTAACCTAGAAGAGGACGTCGAGCCCGTGCCGCTTTGTATGCCGGAGACCTATCACGACCCCGACCCGGTGGTGGCCTACAACAAGTACTACGTCGGTGAGAAACTTGCACTCGCCTAAAAGTTGTCAAAGGAAAACATGGTCTCCAATGCCGTCGCAGTGTTGATCTTCTTTATGACACAGACCTGGTGAACCCAGTCCGGTTTCTTCCACTTGCTGATGCCCTTCGGTAGGGTTATGTGCTTTTCGCACCACTCACGAAGATCCTTCGCCGAAAACTTGTTGATATGTTCCTTGGTCTCACACTGATCAACAGTGGTAATCTTGGGGATGAGACTCTCCAGTGGGTCACCCTTGTCACCAATCACCGGTGCCATGAGATCGTTCACTGGCTTCTTCAACTTTTCAAAGTAGTATTTGTAATCTAATTTAACGTTCTTTTCTTCCACGTAGACTGGATCCTCGGCCTTCTCGAATAACTTGTGCTTTGGATTCCCAGTGTCTGACACCAGAAAACTCACTCGTTCTCCTTGCCTCGGTTCGGAACCCGGTTGGCGTTGCCACATCTTGTCACGAACCCAGACATGGGGCAGATTCCTCTTGTTGTAGACCCTGACCTGATCTTTTTCGCTTTTTGACGCGTTATATGTTTCGTAGACCATTGGATCGGTGCCGAGATCGGATCTGAAGCCGTCATCCTTGAGTGACCTGGTCTCCAATAGCATTTCGTTTGGCACCTTTCCTTCCAAAAGTTCCTTGCCCTTTTCCATCACATACTCCAGAGCAGGTACCGAGTCGTTTGATTCCAGAAGGATGTTCAGAATCTGTTTGCCGACCTTTCGATTGAACGGCGACTGATCCCTTCGGATGACCTGCAGACCCTTGATGTCCACCTTCTCCAACTCCATCTCACCCTTCTTGTTCTGTACCCACATCTTGGCCGCGTAACGCTTCTTCGAGTAGAGAATGTAAGGCATATAGACCTTTTCCAGTTCCAGTTCATTTGGTGATGGAAAGACGCACATCGCCGCTGCTTTTTCACCCAGCTTCCATGCCTCTGCGATCTTTTGTTCCGTGGTCAGTGATTCATCCAACTTGAACTTGACCATCACAGAATCCGTATCACCATAGACCACTTCGGAACCTTTGAATATCGTTTCAACTGTCATCTTGGTCTGATCGATCATTTCCCTTCCACGACAAGTCACTGCAGACGCGATTGCCTTGAGACCAAGCATCCCCTTGGTCACGCCAGTGAATCCATAGACCGAGTTCATCACCACTTTGTAGGCCAACTGCTTACCGTTATATACAGCTTCAAGTGGTGTTCCCTTGGTTCTCGCCATGTCCTTCTTTGCCTGGCTTCTAAAGTCCTTGAGATCTGTAAGAATCTTTGGCAAGAGTGCAAATACATCTTCTGTAGTAGTATTATTTATCTTACTCTTCAATACAAAATAATGCATTTCGCCATTAATGTCAAAAATCTCATATTCATACAGGTTGTGATTGATATTTTTCTTATCAAAAATATAGGTTGAATAACACAGATTGTGAGCGCACATGATAGAAGGATACAGACTGGCGAAATCCAATGCCACTATGGGTTCGTAGTAGGCACCCTTCTTGGGTTCCAGAACCGTGGCTCCCTGAAACTTCTCCTGCTCTTCTTCATCAGGATCATTCTTCGTGTAGATGGTCGGGATGCAGTACCCATGTTCGGTGGCCGTCTTGACCATCAGGCTGAATACCTTGATCTGCTGACCCCGCTCGATGAGAAAACTCATGGGAACCCATGTGGCCTTTGCCATCTCGACGAGGTTCGGAATGGTCTTCAACTTGTCCATGATGTGAATGGGCAGGATGGTATCTTTGATACAGTACTCACTGACTTCGCCGATCTCCTTGGCATCTTGGCGTCTCCATCGGTCAAAGATTTCCATCGGTGGCATATCGATCTTCTTATCACCCAGAAGATCCTTACTGACGTTGTTTAGTGAGTAGGAGTCCAAGTTGAGTTCGCGCTTTACCAACTGCATCATGTCAAACACGAACCTTCCACTCATGGGAAGCATCTTCAACTTGTTGTCTCCCAGGGCACTTGAAGAAAGCATCTTTTCGGTCAACTTACTTCGCCCTCGCTCATCTTTGAAACGTCCGAAGGCACTGAACTCTTGCATGAACTTCCAGTCATTTTCGTAACGGCGCATGATGTACTCGAAATCAAAACCCCAAACGTTCCACCCCGTGATGATGTCCAGATCCCAATCATGAACTAACTTCTTAAAGCCCAAAAGCAAATCTTTCTCATTGTCAAAGACCAATGTCCGATCCTCAAGACAAGGGCCAATCGAAAGACCACGCTGCATCAGTTCAGGACGACCATAGTCCTGACGTGTCACCGCGATCTGAAATACGAGATCTTCTTTTTTGGTTGGTTGGGGAAACGCCCCCGAATCACTGAAACATTCAATATCAAAGGATCCCGTGCGAAACGGAGCGATGTCTTGACGTTCAAGCGGGGTCAGTTGCTCATAGCCGTTGAGTTCAATCTCAATGTCACAAGTAGTCTCGTTGTGTTTTGGCGAACGATCGGGTACTTCGATCCAGCCGGTGGATGAACAACCAGACATGTGGAGCACCCTTAGGACCGGATCCAGATTGGCTTCATAGTTCTGAAATGTTGATTCGTAACTGAAATGAAACTTGATCTTGTTTCCCATAGATCTCATGAACTTCTTTGTATCGAAGATCATTTTCACCATGGGAAACTTGTTGCCTCCCTGAAATCCCCACAAGTTCGTGGCATCATGCCGTTCAAATTTATGCACCGTTGGGTATTTGTAGTCAGACCATTCTTTGTGCTCCTTTATGTGTTCAGGGCACTCGCGACACCACAGGCGATTATGTCTGTCACAAGGAAGGCGTTCTTCTTTGGCATCGGGTCTGAGAACTTTATCAAAAAGAATTTTCAAAATTTTCTTATGGGTCATGTTTGGTGAATCTTTGGTCATATTATATCCAAGGTAGAAGAAGGGTTTGAATGGGAACTTGACACAGACGCTCTTGCCATCTTCAGTTCGACCAAATGCATAGACCCTGAAGTGTGTTTCACCTGTTGCGGGATCCTCATAGTCATATCCTTCCCAGGTCAAGGTCTGAAACTGAACCCTGTCCATTTAGTTAATGTGGCGTAATTTTTTTAATACCTTGTCAAAATTTCATGGAGCTGTTCTACTTTTTCTTTCCAAAAGGGGAAATTCTCCAAAGTAGCATATTCTCTTCGAAATTTCGCTTGCTCGTGTAGGGTTTTCACTTTAAAACTAGGTAACTTTTCCTCAAGTTCACGTTCCTTCTCCTCAATTTCCTTTAACCAAATATTAAATGCTTCAATAGTTTCATCTTCAGCGGGCTTTCTTGACATCTCATTTTTCACATGTTCCCTTTTCTTGCGAATTTCCAGCTCTTCAACTATGCATTCATTTCGTCTTGCCTGCCATTCTTTGTTTTTTCGTTCCATTTCCTCCACCTCCAGTTTCATTATCCTTTGATGTTCTAATCTATTTTGTTTTTCTTGCCGTATGCGCTCCTCTTGCCACATAAGTCTCTCTTGCCTCTCTTGCTGTATGCGCTCCTCTTCCTTCTTCCGTCTCTCTTGCTCCTCTTGCCGTATGCGCTCCTCTTCCTTCTTCCGTCTCTCTCGCTTCTCTTGCCATATGCGCTCCTCTTCCCTCTCCCTCTCTTGCTTCTCTTGCCGTATGCGCTCCTCTTCCCTCTTCCTCTTTTCCTCGTTTTTCGTCTTCACTTTTTCTCGCGCACGACACGCCCATTCATTTATTCTTTTTCTTAGTGGAATTTTTTTAATGCACTTAAAGCAAACTCTACTAGGTTCAGTTTTCTTGTGAGCGAAACGAACCGAAAATTGATGCGAACCGTCATCCTCTAAGACATCGTCCGCTTTTATGACTGCCCACATGATGCCCGGAAATTGTTCATTGTAAGCATTTCGTCTTTCAACAGGTACATTACCAGCATACTTCCCATAAACAATAACCATGAATGTTGTGTTACCGTTTTCATCAATCCACCGAACGGATGGAATCTTGTTATCTCCTTCACGTGTCATTCGAAAATGTGGAATGCCAGAAGGTCTAAGCTTATGAAGACAACCACAAACTCCATGATGGCATGTAAATTCCATATTGACCCCGGCTTCAACTATTTTTGCGGCGGCCTGGTCTAATTTTGTGTTCCGGTGTCCGTTAATATTCCCAATTGTGTCAGGAAAATGCCTAAAGTGTCTAGTTATTACACGAGTAACTATAGCGGGATTATGAACATCTCCATGTTGTATCCCATCTAAAAATTCCAAAAGGTTTTCACGATCTTTGTCATGATCAACAACATTTACATCATCATCCGTGATGATATCTCTCAGACGATTTTCGTCGAACCATCGCTTTAAAGTTACATCATCATAGTTGTCAATCCATCTGATCTGATCCGATGGATCACCTGTCAGTCGAAAAATACGGGTACTGCTCATTTACTAATAAATATCTTTTCGTATTTAAGTGAAATTTTTTTTAATACCCAATTGTAAAGATATGTCTGGAGCACTGGTAAATCTTGTAGCAAAAGGGGCCCAGGATGCCTTCATCACTGGGAAACCAGAGGTCAGTTTTTTCCAATCAATGTACAAGCGTCATACCAACTTCGCGCAGTTCCCGGTGGAGCTGTTCCCGATCGGTACCGCTGGTACGAACAGCACCATCAGCCTGCCTATCGCACGCAAGGGTGATCTTCTCACTTACATCTGGGCGGAGATGAGTTCTGGAACCGCATCCACGGCGTTCGGTTCAGAGTCAGCCGCCCCTGCCCTCTTCCGCCTCTATGTGGGAGGCCAGATGATTGAGGAGCATGATGCTTACTACGCCAATTCTCTTTACACCAAGTTTCTTGGCAACACAGGCTCGAAGGGTTTCGCCGGACGCAACGCTGCTGCTTCTGAGAATAACACATGGCTTCCGCTCCACTTCTCGTGCTGTGACGAGGCTGGTTGTGCCCTCCCTCTTGTGGCGCTTCAGTACCACGATGTGGAAGTCCGGATTCAGTTCGGTTCTGGCGATGGTGGCACTACCAAGTACTATGCTAACTACATCCAGCTCGAT